GCGTGGTTGTAGTTGTCTACATATAGCTTAGAACCTTTGTCTGCATAGACGTAATTGTTAAATTCTTTAGCTATGTTAGTTGATTCAGGACTTACTACTAAATGATAATCTTGCATTCTAGTAATACCACTTTCAATAGTTCCTTTCTTAACGGCTTTTATGTTTACTCCTAAATGTCTAAGGTCTTCAATAAGTCTTGGTTCTGCACTATCAGCAATTATCAATTTAGTTCCTACCTTGTCTAGTACTATCTTAGCTAAGTCGTGTGACTTCAACCCATTTCTATAGATATGTTCTTGTAGGTATATCTTTTTGTGTTTCTTATCTATTGCAACTTCAGTAAGACTATCAGGGTCAATACTAAAGCCAAAGTCCATTCCACAAGAAGTCTGTAAACCATCAGGATTAAATTCTCCTATACTCCAATTATCAAATACTACTCCTTCAGCTTTGTCAAGCCAACCTCCCATAATTTTATGCGTGTACTTTTTAAAGTTAGTATGCTTTATGGTCTTAATACGCTCTAGGAAGCTCTCAGAGAGGTTTTCTTTGTTGTCTAGGTATGTACTATGGATATAACATACATTGCCTTTAATACCGTTAAAACCTGATTCAACACCTCTATCTTCAAAGAACCTTTTATATATCCAATGTTCTTTTGTTACAGGATTAAGTACAAGTATAATTCTATTCTGTATTCCTTTTTCCCTAATACTAAGGTCAATGGTGTCAAATATGTTTTCATCTACAAGTTCTTCTGCTTCATCTAATATCCAAGTTGAAACACCTTGCAAGGACTTTAGACTTGCAGTTTGATTTCCTGCTGATGTCTTAATACCTCTAAATAGAATGTCTGACTTATTCTTTAGATTAACTACTTCAGCTTTGTTAATACTAAATATATTTTCAAATCCTAATAGACTTATCTTTTCTAGGAATTCAGGAATGATTGACAAGTGAGCTGATACCATTGTGTAACGTGTGAATAGGACTCTGATATTCCTAGACATAGTTAAGAGCGTTAGAAAGACTGTAACAGCAAAAGACTTTCCTGAACCCCTACCTCCTGTTATAATGAAGTATCTAGCGTCAGAATCAAATAAGGGATTGTATTTTTTACTCAGTATCAGTTTCTACAAATGTTATTAAAGGAATATTAATGCTTTCATCGTTAGAAGTCACATCAACCCTTTGTTGTGGTTTACCATAGAAGTATTCAAAGAATAACTTAACAGCCCATTGTTCTTTCTTTTCTAATCCCTTTTCTAATGACTCTAAAGCCATACTATTCATAGGTGTTAAATTCTCTATTAACTTTTGCTCTTCAGCTTTACCTTTACGACCTGCACCTTTTCGTGCACCACCGTTGTTTGTTCGTTTATCCATAATTGAAATAGATTGATTATTCAATCCTATGTTATATAATAGAAATTATTCAAATTCATTTGGCAGCATTAGTCTGATACCTAATTCACTAATTGCCCATATTCTTATTTGGTCTGCATATACTTCAAAGTCTTTTGTATTCATTCTTGCTGTAGACTTAACTGTTTGTACTCCTATTGTCCTATCGTTTACTTCTATACTATTCCATTCACTTGAGAACTTTACTTTTAGTATGTCGTGCATTTCGTCAGGAAAGTATCCTAGTTCGTTTGATAAGGTCTGAACGATACAAGACCAATAGTAGTTATTTTGCATATTGCTTCTTGTGTTTCTTTGTTTCTTAACCTCAACTAAATAGTCATTCCCTAATTCTTTTAAATAGTTTATTAAGGTTTGCTTATCTTTATCACATTTAATGACAAACTTCATTAGTCAAACTTTTCATTAATACCTCTTGTTCCAATCAACTTTTCTTTTGCTCCTGCCCAAAGTTTATCTCTGTTCTTACTTAGACTTGGTTCTGTTCTTTTAAGACTTGGCATCCCTTCAGTTGGTTCGCTATCCATATACTTACCACATTTACAAAGTCCTTCTTTTGTTACCCACTCACCATCTCTATAGACTATTGTAGCCTTAGATAGTTCCCTAGTCTTTCCACATTCGCAAGTGTATAGTGTCATATCTTTAGTTTATCAAGTTCAAACTCTAGGTGGTTGATTGCTTTCTGAATACAGTCAATAGGACTGTCGTGTTTGCGTTCAGCTCTTAGTAGATAAGTAACTGCCGTTCCTATATTGTAGTTTAATTCAAAGCCGTCTACAACCTTTCTAGCTTCATATCCATTAGTTCCTATGTAGTAGCTAGGTATTCTATCGTCTTTCATTTAATTCGTCAATATGATTATCTAAACTATTGTTTTCCCTTTCAGTTATCCTACTCTCAATATAACTTATCAATAAAATTACACATAATACAAATGCTGAAAAGTACGCTATTAATGCTATTATCATTTTTCTAATTTTTTTAGTAATTGTTCAGGAGTGTAAATCCTTTCGCTTGTGTTGTAGTTTTTATAAATGCAGGTAAAGTTGTTATCCACCCAAGTCCAAAAGGAACGCACGTTATTTTTAATATGCGACCTCAATACCCACTTAATGTTTTTGTATTTCATATCTATTGTTTTCGTTCTTTATTTGTGTTCAGGTAAGATGTATTCAAACATTGCAACCATCATTAATATTAACACCATTTTTAATATCATATCTATTATTTTAGTTCTTTAAGTATTTCAAACCCATCTTGTTCATCGCCTCCATCTGATATAATAATAGTTAATCCTATCATATTTGTTTTAGTTAATTGTATTGGGGGGCATCTGAAAACCCCCCTCTACTACTCCATAATGAAAATTTAAACGCTTTGTAGGTCTTACCCTATATTTATTAAATTAAGTTATTTGGAGTATTCATTGTAAATCTTTTTAATTCCGTCATAGCAGGTAGCAATACAAGAACCACAGTTAGTTCTAGTGTTATAATTACTTCCTGAAATTGTATTATATAATTCAATCATTTTCTTTTTAGCTGTTTGGTTCTTTGCTCTGCCTGTTTTCAAGTCATCCCATAGTTCCAACACTTCTTCTATTATTTCTTCAGGTAGTTCTTCTTGTACTTCAATCTCGTTAGTTCTATTCCAATACTTCTGAGGACAACCTTGTGAACCTATCCTTGCTTTTATTTTCATAAAACATAAACACCTCTTACATTGTCCTGAAGGTTTGAAGTAATATGCACAACTCTTACAGATTGCAATTCTTTTATCATAAGTCTGTTGCCCTACAAAGAATTTATTCATAGTAATCTTAATTGTGCTTTATGTTGTTCAATTCTTTTCATAGCTGCGTCAAAGTATTCTTTATCAAGTTCACAAGCCGTTAAGTCATACTTCAAGTTATGACAAGCAATAGCAATAGAGCCTGAACCTAAGTGAGTGTCTAAAATTTTATATCCTTCTTTTGCGTGTTGCATCAATATCATTTCGTATAACTTAATAGGTTTTTCTGTTGGATGTATCTTTTTCTGCTTTTCAGGGTTGTTTAAATATCCGAACCCTATCCAATCATAGGTGTACTTCCTCAATATGCAATCGAAAGAAGTCCAAGCAATCTCTCCATCTGAAAAATTCTTATTGTTTGCATTTGTTATTTTCTTATCCCAATAAATCCAACCCCTACTTACAGGTAGTTTATCTGTAAAGTAATTTCCACCAAAAACAATTTGATTTTTAGATACCCTCAATAATTCATTGAAATACCCTTGACTTGGGGTTTTACTATCCCATTCTTTTTTAGCATACTTGCTTTGACTTGAAAACCCTTTGTCATTACCACCTGATTTGTAAATTGTTTCAGCACCCCCACCAAGCCCAATCCCATAAGGAGGGTCTACTATTGCTAAGTCAAAGTGGTTGTCTTCATACCTAGCCATTAGCTGCATATTACATTCGTTAGTTATTTTCACCTAATTCATTTTTTAATATTGTTCTGACTTTATCTATTGTTGTAAATAAGCTGTTACGACTTATTCCTGTCTTCTTTGCTAAACTATCTAAAGTATTTCCTTCATAATAGTAAAGTTGGAATATTTTTGTATCATACCAATTAAAGCTCTCTAAGGTACTATCTATCTTTTCAAGGCTAGTCCATTGGTAGCTGTCTACTTCTTCGTTAGGGAGGTTGTAAAGGTGCTTAGACGGCATTGTTTCTCCTGTTTCTGTTACGTCATAAGTAACTGTACTTGAAAAGCTATCAATATGAGTGTAGTATTTCTTGTACTTATAATAGAAATTACTCCTTGTACTTGTTAAGGCTCGTCTTAACGCTACTGCACCATACTTAGTTATTCCTTCAACCCCATCTTTCTCATATATATTTTTAAGCGTTTCAGGATTCATTTGCATAAAATAAAGCATCAACTCCTGAACAGCTTCATCTACAGTATTCTTGTCGTTTGTTAATCCGTAACACATTTTCCTGAATTTATCAGATAGTTTTGATATTTCAATATAAATTTTATTCATTTGTTGGGTCTATTTTATCAATCTTATCTACTACATCAAGAAGCATTTCATCAAGAACTAATTTGTACGCTCTAATCATAGAAGCATTTCTCTTAGTTTCTAACCCTGCAAAGAATCCGTTTGTAGCTACTGAAACATTAATAGGTATTATCATTAACCAAGAATACCATTCGTTCTCTTTTAATCCTGTT